AGGAGATACACATGCCTAAATACACAATGGAAATGGTCTTGGAATATGCTAAGGTTTTCCCCCAAAATGCAGACATGGGAGACCCTAACGGAAACAAGACACAAAAGAGTATCGCTGATAAGGGTGGGCAATACGTAGTCAATGCTTACTTCACCTCTCAAGATCAGATTGATAAGCTCTTGGAAGAGGGGCTTGACCCATCACCAATGAATAGTGAGCGTATTAAAGAGGGTAATGAAGCCTTTGGCATTGGCAAGTTTATGTCTCTTAAGCGTCCTGTTCCTGATAACGAGAAGACCTTTGAGAATAAGAACGGGCCAGTCACTATTAACTACGGAGGAGCACCGGGTGTTGTAGACCTTCGTGAGGGTAACGAGAACAAGCGGTGGTGGTCTTACGAGGATGATGGTTTGATTGGTAACGGTACGCGGGCTATGGTTCAGTTTGAGACATACTCTAACGGTTCTGGTGTACGACTTAAGAACGTAGGTATTCTAGAGTTGGTAGAGTACGAAATTACCACAAGCGATAAAGATGACATCTTTAACATGGATGAGGTAGCCTAATGGATGGTTGGAAAGATACCTACACATTCGCGCAGACTGATACTGATGGGCGAGTCACACTGAAGACTATTAGTGGTAGCTGGGTTACCCTTGAGGACTTGGCTATAGCCTTCTCTGAGTTCCTTCAGGGGTCGGGGTACACTTATGTTGAGGAGGTGGACATCATTACAAGTAGTGGCGATAAGTTTGGAAGTGAGTAACCTTGAGTGATATGGTAACTGTAGATCGTGAGCACTACTACGGTCTCCTTGAGCGTGAGCGTTGGTTGTGTGCTCTTGAGGCTGCTGGAATTGATAACACGGATGCTTATAGCTTTGCGTTTGATATTCTAGATAAGTGGGATAAAGAGGATAAAGAGAGTGCCTAAAGTAACTTTCACAGTGTCTTACGAAGAAGAAGAGTTTGGCAGGGGGGAAACTTCCTGCTACTCTCGTGAAGTAGACGACTTGGACCCATACGATTTTTTGTGGTTTCTGATTAAGTGCTCAGAGACTATGGGCTATGACTTCAAAGACCTTCAAGCGTTTACTTCGGATGGAAAAGTATATAGAACGGAGCCATGATGACAACTATAGAACTTACCTACGATCAAGAAGAGTCTATCACTATTCGGTCCCTTAAAGAAAATTACAGGCTCAATAAGGAGATACTTGATAGTTATTACCACAATGGTGCATGGCTGCATAGGGATGACCTTGAGGATGTCTCCTTGATGATCCACCACCTTAAGGCAGTTATTGATTACTATGGAGGTTCTGTTGAGTAAGATTAAAGTACGACTCAATCCAGATACACCACCTACAGGAAGTGACCTCTCAGTCTGTAATGCCGCTCGTAGGTCTTTCAACACTCGGAGCGATTGGGAATACTCTCAAGGTGGAACTGGCCCCGTAAAACTAAAAGACAAAGACAAACGCCTTATTGAGTTTCTTGCTCGTGGTATGACTGCGGATGACTTTGAGCAGTTTAAGCTAGACGCAGGTGGTAAAGGTCTTGATTGGCTCTATTACATGGACAACAACAAAGAACAAGAACTTATTGACCTACTCTGGCAGTGGCGCAACACACCCACTCACGATACGCCTTTTAACCACACGTTTATCAGCTTTGAGGTTAAGGCACCTATCTTTGTGCGGGCACAGTTGGTAAAACATGAGTACCTTATCATGAGTGAGTTCTCTCGTAGGTACATCACTGACGGTATTGAGTTCTACGAGCCTGACTACTGGCGCAAAGCTGCACCTAACAAGAAACAGGGATCACTTGAGGAAGAGATTGATCAACCAGAGTTTAATCCGAACAACTTAAACAGCAAGTTAAAACACTTGTACTTGACTGCTGTGCAAGACTACGGAGTAGCACCTGAGCAAGCACGTATGGTACTGCCACAAAGCACAATGACTGAGTGGACTTGGAGTGGGACACTAGGAGCCTTTGCCAAGATGTGTCAGTTACGGTTGCACCCTGAGGCTCAATACGAAGCGCGTCTGGTGGCACAAGAGGTCTATAAGCACCTTAAGGCTCAGTGGCCTGTATCTGCACCAGCACTTGTTGAAGGGGTTCTGTAATGATCGGCAGGAATGAAATGGTTATTAACGAGGCAACCTTAAAGGTGATGGTCCAAGAGTGGGTAGACCGTAACCTAGTACCAGATCAAAAAGTGGTTAGTGTCAATCAGGAACACCATCGCTTTTCTATTAAGTTGGAAGAGGTGCTTAATGAAGCCTGAAACAATAGACAAATGCTTAGTCGATGGAGACATTATTGCATATCGGTCTGCTGCTGCTACTGAAGATAAACTTGTGGAGAACACATATGACTACATAGATGATGCAATGAACTACATCGCTCAAGAGACAGTCATCTTTCCTATGGGTAGTGCCTTCAAGGTTTATCTAACTGGTAAGAGCAACTTCAGGTTTACTATCGCTAAAAGCCACCCATATAAAGGTAATCGCTCTGGTAAACCTAAGCCCATCCATCTTACAGCAGCAAGGGACTACATCGTGAGAGAGTATGGCGCGGTTATCTCCCAAGGCTGTGAGGCTGATGACCTTATCGCTATGGAGGCTATTAAGGGTGACCCTGAGGCTACGGTTATCGCTTCTATCGACAAGGACTTCAAGACTGTCCCTTGTTGGATGTTTAACTGGATTAAGGGGACTTTTGAGTACTCTACTGAATGGGATGCTAAGTTGTACTTCTATGAGCAGATACTTACAGGAGACTCCGCCGATAACATTAAGGGTATCCACCGGGTAGGTCCAGTTAAAGCTAAGAAAATTCTTGAGGGTGCTACTACTGAGGAAGAGTTGTTTCAGAAGTGCCTAGATGCCTACGAGGGTGACTTAGAGCGGGTAGTAGAGAATGGTCAATTACTACACTTACAGAGATATAAAGGTGAACTATGGGAACCCCCAAGAGGAGTGACTTCAAGTCAGGGCTAGAGTACAACATAGCTAAACAACTTGACAGTCTAGGTATTGCTGTGGAGTATGAACAACTGAAGGTTAAGTACCAACGTAAGGTATCTACCTACACACCTGACTTTGAGTTACCTAATGGGATCATCATTGAAGGTAAGGGTAGGTTCAAACCTGAGGATAGGGCAAAGCATCTACTGATTAAGGAGCAACACCCTGAGTTGGATATTAGGTTTGTTTTTAGTAACTCGAACAGTAAGCTGAACAAGAACTCTAAAACAACTTATGCCTCTTGGTGTGAGAAACATGGGTTCTTATATTCTGATAAGGTGATACCAGAAAGTTGGATCAATGAGAAAGATTAACGCAATAGAAAAGGACTACTGGTGGGAGATTAAGACTTACCTTGAGAACCCCTCTAAGGAAGTCCTTGTAGACCTACTTGAGCAAGTCTATGAGGATGGTTACTGGGCGGGTTACTCCGAGGGCTGTGATGACTGACACTAACTCAAACAAACTATTAGTATGGCGAGTAGAGCAACTCTTTGGGCCTGATGACCTGTCAGATGAAGCACTAGATGACGGTATTGAGGCTGTAGCTGTAGTTATGGTATCTGACCCTGAAGACCCTGAGAGTTATGGAGATATGGATATGTTCTTTGATAGTTTTAATGATGCTTACGATTTTAGTATTGCAGTGATGAACTCTATGGAACCGTTGGAGATTGAGGTGTGATATGAGAATACTTGTGTGCGGTGGGAGAGACTACTTAGACTACAACTATCTAGATATAACTCTGTTTGATATATTAGACATCGGGATCACAGGCAAAGACCACACAATTATACAAGGAGAAGCTAAGGGTGCTGATTTCTTGTCCAAAGTCTTTGCGCATGAGTACGAACTAAAGGTTGAGAGTTTTCCCGCTAACTGGAAGAAGTACGGCAAAGCCGCTGGTAGTATCCGTAACCAACAGATGTTAGATGAAGGTAAGCCTGACCTTGTTGTAGCTTTCCCGGGTGGTACAGGTACAGCAGACATGGTTCGTAGAGCTAAGAAGGCTGGTGTAGAAGTTTTGGAGATTGGGGTATGACACAGATAACTTTTTGGGTAGTGATTGGTTTGGTCTGCCTAGTGGCTTGGGGTATTGGAGCTTGGTTGAGTGATGACTAAAACAACAGTAGTATGGAGTTGCGCACATGCTGATCCCTCAGTAGGGAATGAGCGTTTTGATTGGCTAGGTGCCTTCCTCTATGATCTTAAGCCTGATATGGTGGTTGATCTAGGGGATGGCGCTGACATGCGGAGTCTTAATAGTTATGACACAAAGTATCCTAAAGCGATTGTCAGCCAAAGCTACGAAAAGGATATTGAGTCTTATAATGATAGCCAAGAGCGGCTATGGCACAAGTTTAGACACCACCGTAAGAAAAGACCACACAGAGTTGGATTCGAAGGTAATCATGAACGTAGAATCAAAACGGCTATTGCGCACGACCCACGACTTGAGGGATCAAAATACGGGGTATCCTTCAGCCATCTTCAGACAGACCACTGGTTTGACGACTACCACGAATACACCAATGGTGGGCCAGCAAAGTTTGACTATGATGGTGTGCTCTATAGCCATTTTATCTCTGGTGGGAATTATGGCACTGCTCTCTCAGGCATCCATCATGCTTACACTCTTCTATCCAACGTGGGATGTTCTGTATCTGTCGGTCATAGCCATAAATACGGTTATTACTATCTTGGGTCTACGTTCCCTCGTCCGATTATCGGGCATGTGGTCGGCTGCTTCAAGGGCAAAGAAGAAGGCTGGGCGGGACAAGCTAATGATAGTTGGCGGACAGGTGTTGTAGTTAAACGTAACTTGGAGAATGGGGTATATGACCACTCTTGGGTCTCACTAGATGCACTAAAAAAGGAGTATGGATGAGTAAGAGGAGCGACTTCGACAAGGTACCTAAAGACTTCTACCCGACAACCGACCCTAAAGCTATACCACCTAAGTTAGTGGAGTTTATTAGGGGTAAAAACTATGCATCCCCGTGTTATGGTGAAGGAGACCTTGAAGACTTACTTATGGATGTAGCCACTTGTCGTTGGAGGAGCGACATTAGAGAAACTGTAGGTAGCTCTAGGGTGATGGATGCTTTATGCCTATCAAAAGAAGATATTGCTAGGTGTGATATAATACTAGATAACCCACCTTTTTCTAGGGATGTGCTCTTACCTTTGATTGACCACTTTGTTAGCCTAAAACCTACTTGGCTTCTTCTACCAGCAGACTACATGCACAATGTGTACTTTGGGGACTACATGCAGAGGTGTCGCAGGGTCATCTCAGTGGGTCGCTTGAAGTGGTTTAAGGACTCTAAGCACACATCAACAGACAACTTTGCATGGTACTTCTGGGTTAAGGGTGCTACAACAGATACAAGGACAGAATTTTATGGAAGATAACTACACACCAGACCGTTGGGCTATCATTAAGGTATCTGTGAACCCAGACGACCCACACTACAGAGTGCTTGCAGGTTGGTCTGGGGGTTACCTTGACGGGGATAGCTGGAGACTTAACTCAGGTATTACCTCTCACGAGTTTGATGGTGACTATTGGCGCTTCTATGGTTCTTCTGGTAGTTGCTATAAGTGCTATGTAGACAGTTACGGGTTTACTCTTCTGTCAGCACAGATGTATAGTATGATTGTGGATAAGTATGGTGAAGACATTATTCAACTTGTAGAGGATCAAGAGTGGAACAAGAGGGGATGGGATTGGATCATAAAGCACGATACTACATAGATGTATGGGATGTGGATAACACTTGGGATGTATGGCAGGACAATGGTAAGTTGACTTTCCCTAGTCATATTGCTAACTGTGATTCACTTGAACAAGCTAAACTAGTACGGGATGCACTTGAGTCATTCCCTAAGGAGGTAGAAGACTACACATGATCACCCACGAAGACATCGAAGCGTTCTCTGACAGCTACGCCTACTGGACTGAACCTGAAGCACATTATGCTACACCAATGCAGATGGTGAAGTACTTTAAGGAGTTTACTGGTCAAGAGGGTACTCCTGAACTGTATGAAGGGCTTATTGATGAAGAGTACGATGAGTGGAACTTTGAACTTAACCTCCAAAGTAGTGAGTTTTCCAAGCACTATGCTCAAAAGTATAACCCAGAGGCAGAACTTAAAGAGCTTGCTGACTTGGTGTATGTGATTTTTGGTTATGCTTTGAGTAAGGGGTGGAACCTTGATGAAGCTCTCTACCGGGTACACGTCAATAACATCCTACGAGTAAAGCAACCTGATGGTACTGTTAAGCGTAACGAGATGGGTAAGATTCTTAAGCGTGAAGATGCACCTAAAGTACGACTAGAGGACCTCGTGTAGTTAAAAATGGCAACAACCTTTTCCAAAAGCTACTGAGACACAGGTATCTAACAGAATTGGCAACGATCTTTTACATGAGATAAGCCTTTGGAATTGACTAAAATACAACAGAAAAAAGAAAGAACAATATGAACTGGCTTAAGCGATATTGGTACTACCTAAAAACATGGCGTTATCATCGTCAAGTAATCAAAGAACTAAACCAACTAACTGATAAAGAACTAAACGATATTGGTATCAACCGAGGGGACATTGACCGTCTTGTTTGGTTGGAAGCTGACAAAAATGCACGTGGAGGTGCTGAATGAAATACAAATCTAACCTGAACCCTATGTTCCGAAGCAAGTTCTCGGAAGACATCTTTAACCACAAGTATAAGCATGAAGGTGCAGAGACATGGGGTGCCCTTGCTAAGACCCTTGTGGATGATGTCTGTAGTGTTGCTGGTGACCAAGGGATGTCTAAGGAAGACAAAGACCAGCTTATTACCTACATCCGAGAAATGAAATTTATCCCCGGTGGTCGTTACCTTTACTATGCGGGGCGCTCTAACAAGTTCTTCAACAACTGCTACCTACTTAAAGCGGAGGAAGACACTCGTGAAGACTGGGCTAACCTGAGTTGGAAGGCTGAAAGCTGCTTAATGACAGGTGGTGGTATTGGTGTAGACTACTCAGTGTATCGGGCAGAGGGTGAGCCTATCCAACGTACAGGTGGGCAAGCCTCTGGACCCATCCCCAAGATGAATATGATTAACGAGATTGGTCGTAGGGTCATGCAAGGGGGTTCACGCCGAAGTGCTATCTACGCAAGCCTTAACTGGAAGCATGGAGATGTTCACAAGTTCCTTAAAGCTAAGGATTGGGCGGATATGCCTGTAGGTAGCACAGGTAAGACACTGTGGGACATTAAGCAAGAGGACTTCAACTTCCCTGCACCACTAGATATGACTAACGTATCTGTGAACTATGACACTGAGTGGTTGCTTAACTATTGGAAGACTGGTGATTATGGGCAGGTATTCCGAGAGAACGTGAAGCAAGCACTCAAGACAGCAGAGCCGGGGTTTGCCTTTAACTTCTTCGATAAAGAAGATGAGACCCTGCGAAACGCCTGTACGGAGGTTACTTCTGCTGATGACTCTGATGTGTGCAACTTGGGTAGTTTGAACTTTGGTCGTATTAAAGATATTGAAGAACTGAAAGATGTTGTCCGTCTTGGTACTATGTTCCTTATCTGTGGTACCCTGAAAGCTGACTTACCTTATGCTAAGGTTGGTCTTACACGCGCTAAGAATCGTCGTCTTGGTTTGGGTATCATGGGTATGCACGAGTGGCTTATCAAGAAGGGGTATCGCTACGAAGTGACCCCAGAGCTTCATCAATGGCTGGGAGTGTACAAAGGTGTTAGTGATACTGTTTCTCGTGACTTTGCTGATAGGTTATCTATCAGTCGCCCTGTGGCTAACCGTGCTATTGCACCGACAGGGACTATCGGTATTCTTGCAGGTACTTCCACTGGTATTGAGCCTATCTTTGCTGTTGCCTATAAGCGCCGTTATCTTAAAGGGTCAAACCGTTGGCACTATCAGTACGTGGTAGACAGTGCTGCACAAGAGTTGATTGACCTTTATGGAGCCAACCCTGATACTATTGAGAGTGCTCTTGACTTGAGTGAAGACTTTGAGCGCCGCATTAAGTTCCAAGCAGATGTTCAAGACTACGTAGATATGGCTATCAGTTCTACAATTAACCTACCAGCATGGGGGAGTAAAGCTAACAATGAAGACACTGTTGATAAGTTTGCAGATACGCTTGCTAAGTATGCCCACCGACTACGTGGCTTCACTTGTTACCCAGATGGTTCTCGTGGCGGGCAACCTCTGACTTCTGTACCTTATAGTGAGGCTGTGGAGAAGTTGGGTACTGAGTTTGAGGAACACATTGAAAGCCACGATATTTGCGACATCTCAGGTAGTGGTGGCTCCTGCGGTATCTAAATGAAAACACCTTGTATTAAAGTTTGCAAGGTCTCTGGCGGTAAGTGCCTTGGCTGTGGTCGTACTCTCTAGCCCGAAAGGGCGTCGATGCTTTGCATCTTTTAGAACAGATACGCCTATGGTCAAGGTACTCCGAAGAGGAAGGGGAGTTAATTATGAGTAACCTTGGGGAGAATACGTAATGGGATTTTATACAGTATTCAGTAAGAGTGGTTGTAATTGGTGTGAGATGGCTGTAGAAGACTTATACGCTATGGGTGAAAGACCTATAATCCATATGGTAGATAAGGACCACGCACTAAGAACTCTACTACTTATGGCAGGACTTAAGACTGTACCACAGGTGTTCTCTCCAGAAGGGTATCACATTGGTGGGTATAGTGACTTGGTAGACTACCTTGTAGATAAAGATGAGGATGATTCAGATGACCCCTATTGAGGTTACCTAATGGTACAGCAGAAACCAAAGCCTAAGACTCGTCGGGTAACTACAAAACATGATGATAAGAAGTCATCTATTGAGTTGGTACCTAAGAACAACAACCAGAAGCTCTATATAGAGGCTCTCAAGGATAGTAATCAAGTAGTAGTCTTCGGGCCAGCAGGTACAGGGAAGACTTATGTTGTAGCTACCTATGCTGCTAATGAGTATAACCTAAAGGGTATCGACAAGATCGTTATAACTAGGCCCCATGTTGCTGTAGGTAAAGATATTGGCTTCCTGCCGGGTACTCTTGAAGAGAAGTGCGCTCCGTGGTCACTACCAGTGATTGATGTACTTGAAAAGCATTTAGGGAAGGGGGTTGTAGAGACAGGACTTAAGAATGGTAACATAGAGACAGTACCCCTAGCCCTTATCCGTGGTAGGTCTTTTGATAGTACCTTGATGATTGTAGATGAGGCACAGAACCTCACAGTAGAGGAACTTAAGGCTCTAGTCACACGAGTAGGTGAAGGCTCTAAGCTAGTTATCAATGGTGATGTACAACAGTCAGACCTTAAGCAAGGAGACGGGTTGACAAAGATTGTACACTTGATTAAGAAGTATCAGCTACCGATTCCTATTGTAGAGTTCACTGTAGATGACATCATCCGTAGTGACGTTACTAAGATGTGGGTAGAGACATTCATGAAGGAGAAACTATGAGTGATAACGTAAACCACCCTAGTCACTACAACCAATCAGGTATTGAGTGTATTGATGCTATCCGTGCTACACTAGGGCCAGAGGACTTTGAGGCTTACTGTAAAGGGAACTGCATAAAATACATCTGGAGATATAAGTACAAAAATGGGATAGAAGACCTAAAGAAAGCACAAGTCTACCTTGATTGGATGGTAGATAGCATACAGGAGAGACAAGATGCGGCACGAATTTAAAGCACTAGCACTAGGGTTTGCCATTGGACTACTTGTATTGCTTGTAGGTACAGCACTGTTGGCTGATGAGATGGAAGACTGTAAGGGATTTGCTACCCGGTATGTAGAACCAGTAACAGATGCACGAGATGTAGGTACACCACCTGAAGTCGTCTTCCAACAGTTAGTGATGACAGGATTTAACCCAGAGGGTGCCTTCAACTTAGTCCAAACTGTTTATGTGCTACACTCAAGGGATAACAAAGAGGAGGTACTTGCTAGTTTTATGAACTGGTGTGTAGGTGAGGGTGTATGATCTTAGACATACTCATAGCCTGTGGGTTGTTTGTATATTTCATACTCTCCTACCTATCCTACCGTAAGATGGAAAAACTGGTGATGAACCATAACTTCCTGATCCTCTATCACATATACTTCTTACAGGCCAAGTACAAAGACTATGGGGAGCCACTGGAAGACATCCAAAATAAAACCCCACTAGAGAACTAACTCTAGCAGGGCTAAACTATCAGTAGACTCACTTGGGGTAATACCTGAGTGGGTCTTATTTTTTACGCTTAAAGGCACCTAACA